TAGAACAAGTATTCATCAACGGTGTCCTACAAGTTCGTGGTTCAGATTATACTGCTACTAATGGTACCAGTATTACTGGTTTGACCGCTTTGGTTGCTTCCGATATTGTTACTGTGGTTTGTTATGCACCGTTTAATATTGCTAACACTATTGCCCCAACAGTGGTTGATGCTAAGGGTGATTTGTTGGCTGGTACGGCTGCGGATACGGTTGGTCGTTTGGCTGTTGGTACTGTTAATGGTCAAGTTTTGGCTGCTGCTTCTGGTGAGGCTACTGGTCTTAAATGGAATTATCCTAGCATTGTTCAAATTGTTGAAGGAACATATAGCACACAAACTTCTTCTAGTTCTTCTACTTTTGCTGATACTGGTTTAACTGCTTCTATTACACCTAAAGCAACTGCTAATAAGGTTCTTGTTTTAGTCCAACATACTGCTAATTTTAAAACAAGTGCTAGTTCTGATGCTTCTATGCAAATGCAACTTGTTAGAGGTGCTACTAATTTAAATACTCAAAAGTGGGGTTATACTAATAACTCTGCTGTTGACCAAATAGGTGGGTTACATTTTTCTTATCTTGATTCACCTAATACTACTTCTTCTACAACATATAAAACACAGTTTGCTTCTGAAGGAAGTAGGTCAAGTGTTCAAGTTCAACAAGGTAATACTACTTCCAGAATATTATTGATTGAGGTTGCTTTATGATGATTACTAATGCACTTGTTGCTCTTGGTTATAATGAGTTTGTTGTTCGTGGTGATACTTATGATGGTATTGAGTGGATGGTTGTTCCTGAAACTATTCCTTCTGAGGAACAGGTGTTGGCTAAGGTTGAAGAGTTGAAAGAACTTGAGGCTTCTAAGCCTGTTCGTAAGGCTGCTATTTTGGAACGTCTTGGTTTAACTGAGGATGAGTTAAGGGTGGTGTTGTCATAATGACGTTCGCTAGAGACCTTGCTAGTTTTGCTGATTCGGCTTCACAAAATCTTTTCTTTCGTAACATTTTAATTAATGGTGCTATGAACATTTCACAACGTGCAACATCAGTTAGTGGTATTACTACTGGCGATTATCGTACCCTTGACCGTTGGAGGCTAACAGTTAATGCTGGAACTTACACAATGTCTCAAGAAAATGATGCACCAACAGGTAGTGGTTTTAGACAATCTTTAAAAGTTTTAGCAACAACAGGTAAGGCATCACTTTCAGCAGGTGATGAATGTATGCTTGAACAAAAAATTGAAGGACAAAATTGTCAACAAATCCTTAAAGGTACATCCTCTGCTAAAAAACTTAGTTTATCTTTTTGGGTTAAGTCTAATGCTACTGGAACTTATGGGGTAATGTTAAGTGATATTGATAATAGTCGTTCAGTAAGTGCAACATACACAGTATCTGCTTCAGCAACTTGGGAATATAAAACAATAACTTTTCCTGCTGATACAACAGGTGCTCTTGATAATGACAACGCTTGGTCTTTTACTGTAAGATTTGCTTTTGCTATGGGTACTAATTTTACTTCAGGGACATTAAACACTGTTTGGGGTACTGATGTTAGTGCTAATCGTTTTGTTGGACAAGTTAATGCTATTGCTGCAAATAATAATTATTGGCAAATCACAGGTACACAGTTAGAAGTAGGTCCAGCATCTACACCATTTGAATTTAAACCTTATAGTGTTGACCTTGATTTATGTGAAAGATATTATCAAAAAATATCTACAGCATCTGCACGTTTAAGTTCTGCTGGTGGTATAGGTGGAGTAGCAACTGTTGCTTTTTATAATAAACAAATGAGGTCAACTCCAACAGCAAGCGTAACAACCGTTTCAGGTTCTGGGGTAAATGGTGTTTCTGCTACAAATACTAATACTTTTTATGTTTTTAATAATACTTCTGGTAATATGCAAGGTGATAGTGTTTCTGTAACTTTAGCGATTGAGTTATAATATGTATAAAATAATAAGTTTACTTGGTTTAACTTTTGTGGTAAGAAAATCAGATAATGCTCATATTCCTATTAATGAAGAAAATACTGATTATCAAGATTATTTAAAATGGGTTGCAGAAGGCAACACAGCCGAAGAACAATAACCATATTGGGGACGATATGAAAATAGCAGTCTACGCAATAGCATTAAATGAAGAGAAACACGTTCACCGTTGGTTGGAAGCAACTAAAGATGCTGACGTAAGACTGGTTGCTGATACTGGTTCAACAGATAAAACAGTTCAACTATTACAAGGGGCACCAAATGTTATCGTTCATCAAATCAGTGTTCAACCGTTCAGGTTTGATGATGCGCGTAACGCTGCTCTTGCTTTGTTACCTACTGATGTTGATATGTGTCTTTCCCTTGATATGGATGAAATACCGCAAGATGGATTCTTTGATGTTATAAGACAAAACTGGACTTCTGATGTTAACCGTATTTGGGTTACTTGGGAAACAGGTTACAAGTGGCAAAACAATAACCGTCTTCATTCAAGACACGGTTATCGTTGGGTTAAACCTTGTCACGAAGTCATAGAATATTATGGTGACTTCTTCGGTGGTGAAGAGAAAAGTATTACTTTAGATTTAACTGTTGCACATAGACCTGATGATGAGAAGTCTCGGTCACAATATTTGCCTATGTTAAAGATGGCTGTTGCTGAAACACCTAACGATGCACGTATGTGGGCTTACCTTTGCAGAGAGTATTTCTTTCACAGTATGTGGAGAGAAACTATTGAGTCTGCTGAGGAAATGCTTAAAGCAGGTGGCTGGTATATAGAACGTGCAGCATCTTGTAGGGCTGCAGGGCAAGCGTTTATGCATCTAAACAATAAAGAGATGGCAAGGGACTGGTTTGTTAAAGGTGTGAAAGAGGCACCTGACCAACTTGAGGCTTGGTATTCTTTAGCACAATTTAATTATGAGATTAAGAACTGGCAAGGCTGTTGGGACTCAGCAATCAAAGTTGATAGTTTAACCAAAGAAAAACATTATCTTGTTAATGGTGATGTTTGGGATTGGAAATGTTTTGATTTGTTATCCATAGCAGGATGGCATATTGGTAAGAAAAAAGAAGCAATGGAATATGCAGTGAAAGCAATACAAGGAAACCCTAAAGAACAAAGATTGATAGATAACTTGGAATGGATGCAAAAGAATAATGCCAACGTTTAAAGAAATGGTTGACGAAGTAGCGTTAAACCTTCAAGGTTTTACTTTACGTCAAGATAGGTCAACACACTTAACTGCTGCTGTTACCTCAACTGCTGTAAGTATGACACTTTCGTCAGCAGACAATGTTGCTAAAGGTATTATCCAAATTGATGATGAACTTATTTGGGTTGATTCTTATGATAAGAACACTGGTGTTGTAACTATTCCACCTTACGGTAGAGGATATTTAGGTACAACTAAATCTTCTCATACTTCTGGTACACAAGTTATTGTTAAACCAACTTACCCTAGAAGCAACATTAAAAAAGCAATTAACGATACTGTTCGCGCTGTTAGTGATACCCTTTTTGGTACAGGCACATTTACTTTTAGTTACAATCCTTCACAAATAACTTATGCTTTACCTAATGATGTTGAAAGAGTTTTGGCTGTTTCTCATCAATCAATTGGTCCAACAGAAGAATGGTACCCTGTTCGTTCTTGGCGTATTGACCCTATGGCTAACACCACAGAGTTTAACTCAAACATTTCTTTATCAGTGTATGACAACATTGTTCCAGGAAGAACAGTGCAAGTATTTTATACAACTAATCCTGATACTTTTGAAATAGACCAAGATGATTATGAAGATGTTACTGGTCTTCCTTTGTCTTGTAAAGATGTTATTGTTTACGGTGCTGCTTATCGTATGGCTTCTATGATTGACCCAGGTCGTTTAACTTTAACTGCACCTGAAGCAGATATTCAGTCAAATAAGATTCCTCTTAATGCTGGTACTAATGCTGCAAGATATTTGCTTGCCTTGTATACCCAGAGACTTGATGAAGAGTCTAGGAAATTAAGAGACCGTTACCCAATTCGTGTCCACTACACAAGATAAGGAAATAAACTAGATGCCAGCAAGGAATTATACATCTGTATTAGATGCTAAGTCATTGGCTGTAACAATGAACTCATCTGTTACTACTATGCAATTGAACAATCTTACAGGTATTCCATCATACCCTTTTACTATGGTTCTGGAACCTGATACTGCTAACGAGGAAATTGTTACTGTTAGTGCTTTATCTTCTGGTACAACTGTTACTGTTGTTCGTGGTCAAGATGGTACTACTGGTGTGTCTCACGATTCTGGTGCTGCTGTTAGACATATGGTTACTGCTCGTGATTTACAAGAACCACAAAACCATATTTATGGTTCTGCTGGTGTTCACGGTGTTACTGGTTCAGTTGTTGGTACAACTGATACTCAAACTTTGACTAATAAAACTATTAGTGCAGCAAGTAATACTTTAACTGGTGTTGCTACTTTAACTGGTACTGAAACTTTGACTAATAAAACTATTAGTGCTTCTAGTAATACTTTAACTGGTGTTACTACTTTGACTGGTACTGAAACTTTAACTAATAAAACTTTAACTTCACCTACTATAACAACTCCTGCTATTAGTGGTGGAACTGTTGTTTATGCTTTAAATGCTCAAGCAGCATCTTATACACTTGTGTTAACTGATGCTAGTAAAGTTCTTCCTGTAAGTAATGCTTCTGCTAATAACGTAACTGTGCCACCTAACTCTTCTGTGGCTTTTCCTATTGGTTCTGTTGTTACTTTAATTCAAACTGGTGCTGGTCAAACAACTATTGTTGCTGGTGCTGGTGTAACTATTCAGTCTGAAGGTTCAAGACTTAAACTTAAAGGACAATACGCTGCTGCAACTTTGTTAAAAACTGACACAGATACTTGGGTTGCCTTCGGTAACTTAGTATCCTAAAGGAGTCTAATGCTTCTTTTTGCTTCTGCTGCTGCACCTTCTTTTAATGGTGGTAATGTTACTGAAACAGATTTAAGAACGTTGATGGCTAACGTTGTTGAGGCTAATGTTGTTAGCCCAACATCTGGTGGCACTTTAACTCTTAATAGTGTTTCACTTGGTTCATATGATTATACTGTTAAAAGTGGTGCTCAAACTGTTTCATCTTTTACAGCATCTGATTGGTTTACTTCAACAGAGGATACTCGTTCAGCACTTATTGCTGTTAATGGTAATTTAACAATTAACTCTGGTCAAACTTTTATTCCTTCTGTTAGAAAACTTTTTACCTGTATTTATGTTAAAGGTAATTTAACTGTTAATGGTTCTATTAGTATGTCTGCACGCGGTTCTAATCATTCAGGTTCAGGTAACTCTGGTGGTGCCACAACCAAAGGCGCTATTCGTTTAGCAAACGGAACATACAGTTCTGTTTCTAATCCACAGGTTCCTTCCGATGGTGCTGCTGCATCATCTAATGGTACTGATGGTCAAACTGGTGGTGGTGGTAAAGGTGGAGATAACCAAGGAACACCTGCTGCTGGTACATCTTTTTCTGGTGGCTCAGGTTCAACTGCTGCATCATCTAACGCTGTTGCTAATGGTGGTCGTGGTGCTGACGCTGTAGAAAACTTTGGCGCCAACATTTCTAACATTGGTGGTGGTGCAGGAAACCCTGGCGGTTCAGGATATGACGGTCCTGGTGGACCAGGAAACTTATCTGGTGGTAACGGTACTGGTGGTGTGCTTGTTATTTATTGCACAGGAACTTTATCTGGCACAGGAACAATAGTTGCCAATGGTGCTGCTGGTGGTGCAGCATATACAACAAATCCAGCATTTAGACCTTACGCTGGTGGTGGTTCTGGTGGTGGTTCTATCACAATATTTTACGGAACTGACACTTCATCTATTACCCCTGCTGCAACAGGTGGTGCTGGTGGTCCAGCAACAAACACATCTGACCCTGGTTCAATATTTCCAGGTAATGCTGGCGGTAACGGTACTGCTCGCAAGTTAGCACTATAAGGAGAACAATGACAATTAAAGATATCTCCGAAGATTTTGTTTATGACTTATCCTTAACTGAGGGTATAACAACTAACTACCAACTCAGAGACATATCATTTGATATTGCTGTAAACAATATGCCATTCTTTATTGCTGCAACAGATGAACAACCATACCGTAGAGAATCAGCCCCATCTAAACGTGAACAGATAGACCAAACAACTGAACCAGGTGAACAATCATTTACTGGTTGGTGGTTCAGAAGCCAATCATCATTTCACTTAGGTGCTGGTGCAAAGTTTTTTGAACCTGCACAAGATGAAACTTTACGTTACAGATTCAACCAATCACAAGGTGTAGATGTTTGGACTAAAGGACAACTAAGCCTTCTCAAAGGCACAACTAAAATTTTAACAACAAGTAGTAACAGTTTAACTGTTGGTGCTAATGATGGTACTAATGATTGTCTTGTTGTAGCAGATGGTTCTGCTTTAAAGAAAATAACTTTATCAGCAGACACACCAACTGTTACCACATACACTCAAACAGGTACTGCTTCAACAATACAGTCTTTGGCAACTAACGGTTCCAGATACTTTTTTGCAAACAGCACACACATTCATTACGGTAACATTGGCAGCACAACTTCTGACATTGAAACATATAACTGTTCAGTACCAACAACAATTGGTTATGTTAAACAAAGACTTTTTGCTGGTGTAGCAAACGCTTTACACGAACTTGATGTAACTAAAACAACTGGTGGTCATACTTTACCAACAGCAATCTTTACACATTCAAACACTTCTTGGGTTTGGTCAGCAATATCTGAAGCAGGTCCAGCAGTTTACGCTGCAGGTTATGCTCGTAATACTTCTGCAATATTTAAAATAACTGTTAAAGATGATGCAACACTTAACACCCCAACTGTGACAGCAGAACTACCTGTTGGTGAAAAAGTTTTATCAATGTTTTCTTATCTTGGTTACATTATTATTGGAACAAGTAAAGGTGCTAGGGTTGCACAAGTTGAACCAACTACAGGTGACTTGGCTTACGGTCCTCTAATTTTTGAAACCACTGATGGTGTTAAATCTATTTTTGCTAAAGACCGTTTTGTTTGGTGTGCAGGTAAACCCAATTCAGTTAGTGGTCTTATCCGTATTGATTTAAGTGAGCAGGTAAGTCCTTTAAGGTTTGCTTACGCAGCAGATTTAGAGGCTGTCGCTTCAACATCTTTAGTTAACTCTGTTACTCAAATAGGTGACAGGCTTGCTTTTGCCACAGCAGATAACGGTGTGTGGGTTGAGAAAGCATCAAACCTTGTTGAGTCAGGTTTTATTCGTACAGGGTTTATTCGTTACGCAACTATTGAATCAAAGTTTTTTAAGTTTCTTAAGGTTAGAGGCAACCTTGATGAGGGGACAGTTGATGTTTCAACTATTACCGATAAAGAAGTTACAACCTTTTTGTATAACGTTGACTCTGCTTTAACTAACCAAGACCTTGGTATTGCTAGACCTGTTGGTGCACAAGAGTATCTTGCTTTCAAATTTACTCTTAATAGGGATTCAACCGATACAACTAAAGGCGCAATTATGAGTGGGTATCAGGTTAAATCGCTACCTGCTATAGAGAAACAAAGACTTATCCAGTTCCCATTGTACTGTTATGACGTGGAGATGGATAAGTATAATAACATTGTTGGTTCCGAAGATGATAGAGCGTTTGACCGTATCTCTGAACTTGAAGAAATAGAGAAGACTGGAAACATTGTTACTATTCAAGACTTTAGAACTGATGAAACATATTCAGCATTAATTGAAGAGATAAGGTTCTCTTCTGCAACACCACCAAGTGAAAGATTCAATGGCTTTGGTGGCAAACTTCTACTAACTGTAAGGAAACTATAATGTCATTACACGTATTAAAGAACGTTGTTACACGTTCACTAGCCCTATTCATTTCTTTTGCACTACCTTCAGTTGGAGTGGGTGCTTTCGCAGGTGTTGAACCTGTTAAAGCAGCAGCCATTGCTGGAGGTTTAGCAGTTGCAGGAATTGTAACCGACCTTGCCAGAGAGTTCCTGAAAGACGGAGACTTAACTTTGGCTGAAGTTGATGAAGTATTTAAGAAAGCATCTAAAGCAAAGGGTGGCAAGTAAGAATGGGTTTACCTAT